CTCAGGCCCCGCCCATTCAAAGGCACCGATGTTATCGCGTGGCGGGCGGTACTGACAGATATTACCAATAAGTATGTGAGTTGACGCTATACCAGCGTTACCCATAAGCCCTCTGATAATTCTACCAGAAGGTCCGACAAAAGGACGGCGAAGCTTTATTTCCTCGCCGCCAGGTGCATCCCCGATGACAGCCATCGAGTAGTCTTTGTTTTTATGTGAAGGCAACTCATTGAGTACCTTAATGCCGTTAGGCTCAGACTGAACATCGTTCAGATCAAATAGTGGTCCATCCATTATCCAAATTCTTCTTTGATTATTTCTTCTATCTCTTTCGGAACTTCACTCCTGTCAAGTTCGTAGCCCTTGTTTAGTCCGTGCTCAAATACACGAATGTTTAGAGTGCTACCGTTACCCACAAGACGGAACAAATCTCCGTTGTAAAGTACGTTTTTGACTTTCTTCTTTGGTGTGTCTCCAAACATATTGACTACTTAAACGTGGCTTTGCCTCCCGTCATTTCGTTCAGCATCAGCTTTATGTTTTCTATACCTGCTTGATAATGGAACTCCTCTAGCTCGATTGCAAGAGGTTTCATTCCGAGATTGAGTACGGTTCTGGGGCAACTCATCTGCCCAGCAAAAGGATCGAGGATAGTCTGACCCTTGAGTCCAATAGGAGAAAGAATAAACTCCCAGCACGCGGCTGGCTTCGCATAGGGGTTGGAGTAGAGCTGACGCTCAATACTACCATCGGCTTGGAAGATACAACTCATCTGGGGTGTAGACAATGTCGGGCTACCCTTACGGCAAACCATAGCATACTCCGCATTCTTCGTCCAGTTGTATTGTGCAACATTATTACGGCACTTGTGCATCTTGTGCCAGACCAGAGGCCACTCTTGTACCTTGTAACCAACTTCCTGGGCCCATCCCATCAGCTTCTCTTGGTGTTTGATGTCGTACCAGAAAATGCAGTAGCCATTGTCCTTAAGGAGTCGATAGGATTCCTTCAGAAACTTTTTGGCGGTATCCAGCTCCGTGGCCATGTCGTGACTGATCGTGTCAACGTCCATGATACCTTCAAGATTCTTTTCTTCCACGGCATACATGGGATCAGTGACTACATGATCGACACAACCGTCGGGAAGCCCGGGCATAATATCATTGACACTATCACCGTGCTTGAACCAGTCAGATAACGGAAATTCAATTACTTCAATGGGAGCAGAACTCTCTGCACTCTTTGCTTCATTCGGATCAAGGATACGTCCATCAGGTAAAGTGATCTTGCCATCAATCTCAACTAACTCCATACCACCATCATTAAAGATGTCATCAATATCTTGAGTCGGTACGGGAACCTCACCACCAGCAATAACAGTCTTCTTCTCACCGATTCCAAACTGAGATAGCTTCTGTAAGGTGGCGGCCTCAGCTCGTTTAAGTAGAACACCAGTATAAGCGTCCTTAAGTGAGTTACATTTGATTACTTCTTCATCACCCGACAGAATTGATTTGGCTGCCTGGATGGAGTGGGAGATATGTCCGAGAGAGTTCTTCGTAAGGTCACGTGTATCACGGTACGACCAGGTACGCCCACCCGCTGAGGCTTCAGCAACACGCAGACGATGGATCAGATAAATGTTGCAAGCACGTTCCTGCCAAGTAAATTCTTTGCGGTGTTCGTTCTCGAAGAACTCAGCCTCACGTAATTGGGCCTCGGTCATGTCCTCACGGAACAGAACAGGTATAGGATCAACACCAAGCAACTGCATGGCTCGAAGACGTCGTTCACCACCAACTAATGTGATACGACCGACTCGCTTAGTAACGAAAGGAGGTTGGAAGAGTCCGTACTTCTGGATAGACTCAGCCAACTCTTGCAAATCTCCGAAATCTTTTCGTGAACGACCTTCAGTACTAATGTCCGACAAGGGGACAAGCGTACATTCCTGCGGATAGATAATTTTAGACATAAAAAAAGGCGGGCAGTTTTAAGACATACCCAGGTCTTTGTATTTAGTCTTCGTCAAAAGAAGCGATCTTCTTGACTCGGTTCTGATCGCCGTATTCCTCCGAGGTCTCGATGTCAATATCAGCAATGACTTGACGCTCCTTGAACTCGTAGGGGTTGAACTCGCCACGCTCACCTTGCTTAGTCGCCAGGAGGGTGTCCTGAAGGCGTGCGAGACGTTGCTTCCACAGATCCGAATCAGGGTTGTTCTCGCTCGGTTGCAGTGGGTAGTAGTTCCTGATGCGGAACCCCACATTAACGTGAGCGCCCTTTGTCGACTCAGTGGGTTGTGTGGTAGCGAAGTCGATAATGAGATTCCGACCGGTACCGGCCTTGTTCTCTACGACTTCTACGTTGTCGACCTTCATGACGTACTGTGCCTTGGGCAGCACCGGTCGCCCGGTATCTACGTCGTTGAGGTCTACTCCTAATGCTAACGGGTCTGTTGCTTCACTCATCTTATGATGTCTGTTTCGTTTGTTTCTGTTTGTTCTGTGGGCAGTATGCCCTCTTGAGGCGAGTCCCATACATGTACGTTACTCACTTCAAATCCGTCGTCCTCGAGTGCGTCATGGATTCGATCCGCCACGCTATCGAGGTCGTCCCCATCAGGGACAGTTAAAGATACAATAAATGCTCGTGTTGCCATTTTAATATTGAAATTTGTCAGGCTCAGGAAGAACCTCCAGTTCGTCTGCTAATTGTACAGCAAGATCCCGGCAATCACGTGCTGTCTTTTTCAGATCGTCACGTTCACTGTTCCTGGCACTTGCGCACATTCCTATCAACGCAGCTACAGCTGCAAGCTGAATAAAATCCTCACGGTCACCCTCGTCGGAAAAGATGTTCATTTTGTGGCACGTGATTTGAGTCTATCCAAAAACATCAATGGCTCAGTTCCCCACTTAAATGTCTTGTCAAGTCCGAGGGATTCTTTAAGTCCACGATGATCGTTATCACCATTCGGAAGAGTACGGACACGCCACTCATGTTTCTGAGCAGAACCAGCACCCGACTGTTTAAGGTAGTTACACCATACGTCATTGAACAGGCCGGACAACGTGTGTTTGGATTGCCCAGGCACCGCAAGGAAAGTTTTGAAACGCCCATCACTCTCATCTTTGTCAACGACATTATGTGCTGTGAATACCACAAGTTTCTCGGTGGTCTTAAGTTGGATAACGAGGTTTTTAAGGAAGTAAGAGTACTTTCCCCAATCTTGAATCCTCATAGTAGCGTCATCCTTCATCCGTTCTTGACGTTTGATCTCAGACATGATAAACTCTGACACTGAAGTAAGACTATCTACTACAATCGTCTGTACTTCGTCAGATTTAGATGCTTCATTAAGACACTTTGCCATCCAAAGGTAACGATGCTCAGGCTTAATGGCGTCACCTTCTTTGTAGTCAACACCCAACTTCTTATCAACCCAATCTTCGCTGGTCACGTGCCCGTTATCAAAACTGAAATCAATATCAGGATAAGCACGGGTAGGCCCAGCTAGGTTATTATCCGCATCAAAAATGTACGGCTTAGGGAATTGTAAACACAAGGAGGTCTTGCGTGTGCCGGGATCACCGACTATCAGAATTGCTGTTCGCAATCCGGGATCGTAGTCTTTGGACTTTTTCATCTCGTAGTTTTGTCTTTTCTGTTTCTGCTTGTTGTTGTCTACGAATCTCCTTGTGAGAGATCCATTTGTAGATAAACTTGTTGCCTACTACTCGGTTGGTTCGTTGGTAGTAACCTTCGTTATGCCACCCGACCCGAATACTGTGAGTAGTAAACCAATTACCGTCTAGTGGTCCTTCATGGCATACACCATTAACAACCCAGGATTTGTTGGAGCTTGCTTCGTACATCATGCACCAGGGATTAAAGGACTCCAATGTACGTTACCGTAGGCAGAGGAATGCAACATCGTTGAGCGCATTTTTGGAGCCATCACGCATACATCGTGGTAAGGACAAGCACCGTACTTACCCATGCACCACTTGGTCTTTTTGGGAAAGTATCCGGTAACAAGTTGGTCAACACATGACCCGATCTGACTACGAATGTCGAGCATAAACTCTTCGCAGATCCAGTCATCATAAGCATAGAACTGTCTATTGAATTGCAGTCCCTTGCCGCTCTTTGTAGGACGTCTAGTCTCAGCGGCATCAAGCAGTAATCCCTCAACAGGGAAATCAAACATTTTACGTACTGCCCAAACATACCCAGCCATTTGTTGTGCCAGGTAGAAATCATTATAGAAAGTTGGTCCAGCCATACTTGCTGTCTTGTGGTCCATGACCCAACGCCTATCATCAAACTCAACGACGGCATCAATCTTACCTGACCAAAAGAAGTATAACTTGTTGACATAAAGAGGAGCATCCTCATCTATCTCCCTGCCACACGCTTCCTTGCCCAACAGTTTACCTGCACTGTAAGCAAGTGGCTTTTTAATCTCAACCTCACCTATATTAAGGGAGAACGGGAACTCAACAAGGGGTTCACCGTCATGTTCAACTGTTGAACACCGCGAGATATTATACTTTTGTGCGTATTCTTCCATCACCTTGATGCCGTAGTCCAAATTACGGTAGTCATCAGCGGGTTGTGGGTTCTCAATAAAATGATCGGTGAGTGTTTCACGCACCTTCTGCACTTGAGCATCGCCAATACCGTGGCGATTGAATATCTCCCAACCCATGTGACACGCTCGACCAAAGTTGAGTGCGGGTGAGCCAGGTTTCTCTCTACCTTCTACAGCATAGTAATAGAAAGCGCGGGGACAAGTCTGCCACTTCTCGAGAGTGGAGTTGTCAATGCGGAAGATGTAGTTATCATCCTCGGCATGTTCGAGCATGGGTTTGGGTGGCTTCTCATCTCGGAAGACACCTGAATATGTGTCATTAAGGTTGACACCTATACCTAATGGGTCATTCATTATGTTCTGTGGATTTCTATCTCTAGTTCTAGTACTTTGTATTCGTTACTTGCGATCTGTTGTGCTACTGAATGTTGGTCGGAGTATGAACGTGGGGACAATGCAAGCAAGTCACAAAGGTCAAGTAGTTCGTCTTTCTCTAACGCATCTAGGATGGCTACCCTAGTTGACGTAGAAAGACCACTAAATGCTACCGCTGCAACTCTCACATCATCCCCACGTTACTTATCACACCACTCACCTAATCTAGCAGATGAGAAATATCGTCCTGAAGCTTAGCCTTCTTGCCTGAGGTGGCAGCCTTACGCTTCTGTGGTACCTGCCGCAACTCTCGTATCTTTTGGAGATGATTACGTAATGCAGTTTCGTCCATAGCGTCCAGGTCCTTGTCGATCAATGCGGCAAGAGGAGCTTCGTCGAAAGTGGGTTCTTCAAATGGATGTGTATCGTCGGCTTGACTCATTTTACGTGGTATGTAGTTTTTACGGTTTCGGCTACTTCATCAGGGATGGTGATCTCTGACATAATAGAATTGAGAACCTTCTCATTCTCCAGGGTAGGTGCACCCTCATCGAGAAGATCGTGGCCTTGGCAAAGTTTATGTGTTGTTAGGTAGGTGTCTAACAAATGGAACATCCTTGCCAGGACTTTATCTTGTGTCCCACGTAAAGGGAACGCACCAGATTTACTGAACCATTTTTCGTACGTTTTAGTAGGGATAACACACTGTAGTCTCGTCTTGTCTGACGAGTGTATATCATCGTACGGTCCCGCTAAATGTGTCATAGTAATGTAACGTGGTTGTTATCTTTTCTTACAGCAACATTATATCGTTGCGCGACTTCTTGTTCTACCAGAGTTAACTGTTCTGGCGTAAGATCGTTAAGTTGGATGGGTAGCTCGATGACATTCGAGTCAATAGATGCAATAGCCAAACGAATCTGGTCATCACTAGGCATATCAATGACGCCAGCAAATTTTTGTCCGCTGACTTGCATGACATCCACATCTTGTGGAGCGCGTGGACAGATAACAACTTCATCTCCTTCAGGAATAATGCTGACATTTTTGTAAACGTCTTCAACGAATTTACGTCGGTCAACAAGCTGAGAACTCCAGTTCGCGTTACGAAAGGAGGTCATTGCATCATTTAACCTGGCAGCATCCGTGGTTGATGCCCGTTGGACTGATCGGAATCTGACTGTGTCAGGATATCTCTTGACGACTTCGGCAATAACTTTTTCATATCGTCGGAAGCATCTCTCAGTTTTGTGGAACGGGGCAGCCACGGGAGCTTAGTAGGTTTTTCAGTTTTGTCCTCTTTAAGGTGGAATAATATTTTCATCTCAACTTAGGTCTACCTTACGTAATAAAGCAGAGCTAAATAGAGTCGAAAAAGACTCCCTCCCTCCGGGCGGTTCCCGGTATGCTCATTGTACCAAGGGATCACACCTTGGACACCGTGTTTGCTGGGGAGGGAGTCTTGATTCATTACGACCAGTTAGCTTCGACGCCGAGATACTTAGCGCACTCTTCGACGAACTCTTTGTAGTCTGGCAATGCCTTAACCTCGCGAACTTCTTTCGCAAAGTCAGTGATAGCTTGACCATCACGCAAGAAACAATTCTTGAGGATCACCAATGGTTTTTTCGCTTCCATGTTTTTCGTTGTCTATCGTTGTCTATTGTTGTCTATCCAATGAAAGGGTGTGTTCCGCTTTTATGTGATTACGGAACGGGCGCTAACAGTTAACCAGTCAACCCAAAGACCGCCACAATGCCCAAATGTTACTAGAGAAGACCAGCAACAGCTTCCTGAGACCGACGATCTTCGTCAGACTTGAGCGCACGAGCGAGGGACTCCAGGCTCGGTGCGTCGTCGTCACCAACTTCAATGTTGATGCCTGGGTTAAGGGAAGTCAGCTTGGAGACGATACCGTCCCAAGTGCCACGACCAGCAGCAACAGCATCACCGAGACCTTGTGCCATGGTGATAAACTTCTTCGCAGGCTTGCCAGCACGGGGCTTAGCACGCAGATTGAAGTCGATGCCTTGGGCAACTTGGAGTGCCAACGCTTCATAGTCAGCAGCTTCCTTGCCTTCCTCGGCCTGAACGTGATTGAAGTATTCGGTGTCCTTAGCGAACACGGGAACTTCAACCTTCTCGCCATCTACCGTTTTAGTAGTGGTTCCGGTCTGGGGACGCTCAATCCCAGTCTCATCCTGCAATGCCGTGAAGAAGGCATCGCGAAAGCTGGGAAGAATGGTCCTGAACATAGCCTCGTCCACGGCGTATTTGAGGACGGCGGCTTCACCTTGTTCTTCACTCACACCAGAGGCGGAGGCGAATTCGGCGACGGTTGACGGTACCTCGAAAGGCACGGTCATTGACATGGTATTTTGCAATCGAGTTTGCATTTACGTTTTTTCTGTGGTTTGCGTTGTCTCCGGCAACGCTCCGGTCGGAAGAAGCTAACCGTAGTTCTCCCGATAGGGGTATAGTATATGATACTACGCTAAATTTTACAAGCACTACTTTTTATTTTTTACAATTACTTTTCGTTTTATTTTAAGTGAAGTGGATCTCTATTGGATCAGAACCCTCCCTTCTTTGTAGTATCTTGCGTAGAAACTCCTGTTCAAGATCAGTTTCCTGGCGCGGTTGGCTAGGCACACCACCCAAACTCTCTATGATATAATCACCGTAATGAGTCGGACGTTTGGTTGCTTCTGGACCTTGTTCTAAAGTTTCAAGTGCTGCTTTAATCTCTTCAACGAAAAAACTCCTGGATTCTCCGTTGCCTGAACAGCCACCATAACATTCGATACTGTCTAATACTTGATACAGTTGGTGGACTGCAGTGCTAGACATGTTACGACGGAGGTAGGCGAGTTCTCTTTTGTCTTGGTACGCTGTTATATCGTGTCCCATTTTAAAGATCATCGTCGTTGTATTCACAAAGCCAATCGAATAAAAGGTCGATCAAGGTCCAGTTTTTACTTGGCCAACAAAGGCTGAGAACTACATCAAGTAATATTGCAGGTAGCATCAGAGCCATAACGACGAGGGATTTAAAAAAGTGTTTCATGCCGCTCCCCAGGTGGCGTTCCTGCCTCGAGTGTCAATGTGAACGAATGATGAGTAGAGTCCGAGTCCTCCTTGAAATGCACCGGCATCTCTGAGTCCTTTAAGCGCACGAAACAACTTATGAGGAGATGTGTTTTGTGGTATGAGATCAAGTGCCGTGTTGCTTTTGTGTTGACTATGCAAGGCACCGCCCACCGCTTTGTTATATTCAGGTGAACGATACGCACTCGTAATCGTAATGGGTCTACCAAGGTGCCTCCGCACCTGGTCTACTACCCAAAGGGTAGGAACAAGGTTATTCCACAACTCCTCTGGAGGTAGGCTATTGTGAACATCACCCCTAACTCGATTAGCTTGGTTAGCAATCTCTTGGGGTCGGAAATGGCGAAGACGTAGGTCTTCAAGGAACTTCATGTACATGTGTCTGTCTGTCATTGTATTAGCTGGTTGTTGACGCGAATCAGCTCCCCGTGTTGGGGAGCATCATCGCATCGTGGTTAGGAGTGTCCGTCCAGGCGGACTGTTTCGGGTGGACGTTGCTCTTCAATCAGAGCTTTGAACTGTTCAAGGACTCGTTGGCGATTGCCTTTGAGTTTGAACTCGGACTTGATGATGGAGTAGGCAGAACGCCCACGTCTCTTCATTCCAAGTAGCTCTCCTTCGAGAGCCAACTTCAATGCCACGCGCCTGAGATGGGCGATGGCATTCGGGTCACTTACTACGTGTATTTCACTCATTTGTTGTTGGTGTGTTGAATGCTTTGTCTTGGCACTTCTGGCACAGGCCAGAGATGGTGTATTCCTTCTCGCTGAGTTCGTCCCTGAAATTGAAGTCAGGATCAGAACAGAAGACACACTTGCCATGACCTATGACATTGGCTCGTGCGGTTCCGAGAACGGAGGTGAGAAAGCTCTCAATAGCGGGAGCTTTTGGTGTTGGTTTGTGTTGGGTTGGATCTTTCATGATCAATCGTGGTCGATTATGTAAATGGCGTTGAGTTCCTCACAGTGGTAGACTCTATCACCAAAACAGTTGGTTTGTTTGTGTTTGAACTTGTATCCGAGGATCTTAAGTTCGGTTGCGGTTTTAAGCACGGGACAATCCATGACCGGGACGCTAGTTCCGATATGGTATTCTCCTGTAGCTGTGACACGTGCTTCATCTAATATTCGTTGAACTCGTTGAGGAAGACTCATCGGTATCCGTGGGGGAGGTAGCTTCGAGGATTGTCGATCATCTCAAGGTAATCATTCTTGTAAGGACTACCGAAGCGGTCACGATCCTTGACGCAGCTATCACAAAAGACGTCTCCATCATGCGGATCTTCGTTACCATTCCAGGCATCCTCGTCCGGTTCTTCTGCACTACAACGAGTGCAAGTTCTTGGCTCATCTTCTTCTTCTTCAATCATCGAGTGTTCCGGGTAAAGAGTCTTGTTCAATAAGTGAACGCATCACTGCCGCATCAAGTTCGTCTTCATGCACACCCGATTCCCACAGCAGGACTTTCATTACGGTCTTGAACAGTCCAAAGGGTAGAGTTTGCCAATAGTTGTGGTTAGACAGCCAGAAACCGATTTGTTCCTGGGCTTTATGGACTTCTCTCCAGTTAGGTACTCTGTTGTGACGCACGGTCGCAACGACAACTGCAGGTCATCCATACTTGCGCATGTAACCTGCAGTGATGGGATCTTTGAGGTTGCGTTGCGGATCATGCCACTCTAAGTTACTTTGATTCCAGAGAACTATTCCTGCCTCTTGTCTGAGGTAGAACGAACCGGGACTGTTGTCCCAGGAACGCGCGGCTTGAAAAACAAGTTGCTTCTCTTCTTCTGAGATTTCTTGTGGTTCACTCATGACTCTAAACCAGACTCTAACTCGTCGATGCTAAGGTTGAGGTCGAGAAGCGCAGAGAAGGAGAGATGCTTGCGTTCAATTTCAAGCTCATCCAGTAGCGGTTCAGTGCTTTCGATGTGTCCGCCGATAACTTGTCCGAGGAAGTCAGACCAGTCAACGCGGGGCATAGTCTCAAATGCGAGACGGGGCCAGACAGAGAAACGGTATTCCATTTCACCTGTCTCTCTATTGTAGTGGTGTTCTAGTTTCATTGTTGTTTTTCTTGTTAGGAGAGTAGATCTTCGATGACTGAGTTGATAACGGATTGACTGACCTTGGGTTTGGCCTTGGCTTTGGACTTCGCCTTTCGGTAAGGCTCGCCACAGTCAGGACAGTTGTCGAGGAGAGAGGTAAACTTACATTTACATGACCGGCAAGTGCGCCGGGATACGGTAGGGATATTTTCCTGTGGAAGTTGTGTGAGACAGCCGTAAGCGACCTCCATGCGTTCAGCTTCGCCAACAAGGGTGAACTTGAGATTACCGTAGCGATCAGGTACCCATTCGAAACGCTCGTGGGTTTCGATGATAGCATGGACGCCATCCGTAGCGAGGAGGATGCAGCGCCCGTAGTAACGGTGATTGTAGCACACCTCCTGTCCGGTGGCGTAGGTCTTGCTGACGATCCGCCGCCAGTTCCCGTTGGGTCGCTGACCGAAAGGCACATCCTCGCGGGATATGTGGTCAGGCTTCTTCATCTCGATGCGATTGAAGGCAGCGCGTCCGATGATGCCACCACGACGCTTGCCGGTGCGGGCGTTGGATACGAAGTAGCCGACCAAATCGGTGCGCCAAAAGGTGCCGCGAGCGTCGATAGCAAACGCAGGCTCGGGCTTAGTGAGTGAACGGTCGGTGAAACGACCGCTCGCCCGAGACTCCTCAGTTCCGTAGGAGGGACCGTGAGTCTCGAGCGAGTAATCAGTGGAGAGGGACATCAGCGGAGGTAGTTGAACTCGTCGGAGTCGGTATCCACCGCCTGTGTGCCTTGAAAGACGTTGTGCACGATGAGGTCGTGAAGCGCACCGTCGAGTCGTTCAGCTACCAGTTCGATAGGAAGCTCGAGTTCCTCGGCAAGCCGGTGCTGCATGACGCGCATCCGGTCCAGGAGTTCCCCGGAGAACTCGTCGATGTCCGCTTCCACGATGCCATCGCTGACTGAGGTGACCCGGATGTGTTCGGGTAGTTTGAAGTAGTATTTCATGACTTGTAGAACGTAGCGTCCTCCTCGTTGAGCTTGTAGTGCTGGCCCTTGCCTTGGCCGATGCCAACGCCGTGGGTCTTGTGGCAAGGCATGCACATCGTGGCCCAAGGACCGTGAGAGGTGCGCCCGTCGACGAATTGCTCCAGCTTCACCAGGTCGCGCGTGCAGAAAGGGCACGTGCCGACCGGGGAAAGCCAGGGTGTGTTTTGTGTTCTCATTGGTCAAGTAGCTGATCTGCTTCCAGTTCTTGGCGGATTTTGATTTGATCGAAGATGGCGCGTGCCAGCATCGTCTTGTAGACCTTCTGGAGATTAGGGTCGGTGTGCCCCCAGGCGTGGCCCTCGCAGATTAGCTCGGTGACGTGCGCGTCATGTTGGGGAGGCCGCGCGCCCGGGATAGGACGCGCGGTGCCGGAGCTCCAGTAGTGTGGTGTGGTGGTGGTGTTCATGACGCGATTTCTACTTCGATCATTTTGTCGTAAACCCAGTCATTGACCAGGAGGGAGTGATTTGAGTCGCCGTATGGGGCAACTGAGGTCACGTGGATGGAGGGGCGTAACTCGGGGCAGGACTGGGGTAGCGTCGGGAACCGAAAGGTGTCGCCCACCTTGATGTCTCGTATCAGTTTTTTCATGTCGGTATTTTCTGTTATGTGGCGGGCTTAGCTGCGCCCGCGGATTGTATAATACCACGGGAGCTTTTATTTTTCAAGCACTACTTTAAGGGTTGTAGTGCTACGTGATGTGCCATGTTATGTGGTGTAAATGTAGTTTACGTGGCGTATATGTAGTTTACGTGGGGACCGGTGCGAGGCCAGGTGCTGTTCAACTGGTGAACGTAACGAGGGAGGCGGGCGCTGAGGGGCCAGGCCGGGCAGGGCGCGTGCG